TTCTGTTGGATCAAGGTCAATGGACTGAACAAACTGTGTTGACATAGGATATTCAGTCATCTTCTTAGATTCGTCTGTTTCTAGAGCTTCTGACAATAGAGGATTTGGACTACCAAAGTTACCATTAGTATTTGTGTGTTTTTCTTTAGGGAAATTTTTTAGATAGTCGAACTTGAGTTCTTCTTCCAAATCCATTGTTCTTCTTTTCTTATTCTGCCAGTCGTAGATAATAATATTTGATGAATACAATCCCTTCATCAAGTTTGAAAGTGTGTCTTGTGATTGGTTGATATTGTAACTGATAATGTTTTCCATTTCTGCTATTTTGTTATCATTATCACCATCTTCTGTTCTTGCTCCTGGCGTGTGTTCACGATAAACACCAGTTACGGTTGGACGGTCGAAAAGATTATCTAAACTTCTAAAATGAAACCCGAAACATGTTTCATAAAACAGATATGATGGTGCGAATTGATGCTTCACCGACATACTTCTTTGTGCAATCAAATTAATTGCATGAAAGGGTTTGATGTTTGGCATTACCATTTTATATAGGTTTGAAGTCTTTTCAAAGAATAGTTTTTTCTTAGAATTAAGGCCCTGTGGATCACGCAAAATCTTTTTTACAATCTCTGACGGTTCATCTTTGAATGATTGTGATACACGAACTCTGTTGTTCATATATGCGTCTTGTGTTGTGAAAGAAACTGTAACTGCCTGTGTTCCATCATTTACATCTGTAACAGACAAAACCTTATTGACATACAAAACATTCTTTGTAAAGTCTATAATAGTTTTTTCATTGGGACTATTTTGTGGAGTGAATATCTTTAAATAAAGACGTTCTTGACCAATAATTGGGCCATTGCGAACCAATGCATTGGTATCTTGAAAAGACAATGTTCCAGTAATTGAGTTTGATAAAATATCTTCATATATTTCTAATGAAGAATACGCATCTTTAAGACTGAATGAGTTACCTTTTACTGTAACCAATCTTAATTCGTCAATATGGAAATCGCCTGCATATTGCAGTTCGTTTCTAGACATAATTAACCTTCAATAATTTTTCTTTCAAACTCTTTTTCAATAGATTCTACATATCTAGGTTGAATAAGTTTGATTCTTCTTTTCTCTTCATTTAGTGCAGCTTCATATTGATAATTTGTCACTGGTGTTGCAAGAGGATAACCAGTGTTATTCGGAATTTCAATATCAACAGTAGTATCACCAGATTCCTGTTTTATTGTGTAATGATGAATACCGTCAACATCATCATACTTTGAAGCAATAAACTTTTCTAATTGTGGAACTGCCATAGGCCATTCATTATAGTAATCTTGAATATCATTTGCAAGAAGAATTATCCAATGATACTCTGATTCCTCATAATATCTATGTGCAATCATTTCTGGAGTTTCACCATCTCTGACATCATAGATATCAAAATTAACTAACCTACTACTAGTAAGAGTTTTAAATCTAACTCTTTTTATGATATTTGTAAGTGTGGTTATATTACCATTACCTTTTACATCATAGTCTATTTTTGGAAATTTTCTAAAATACATGATTAATAACCGTCCTCCACTCTCTGTGCAGTAGGAAGATCCAACTCTTGAAAGGTTAGTGATATACTGGTTTCTACTGGATTTCCATCTGCAAAAAATTGAGCTCTAGCACCACCATAAGTTACATTACAAGCCGTGCAAACACTTTTACCAATTTTAGGTAAAGCATTTGCATCATTGGGTTTAAACTCTATTTCAAATAAAGATGGAACTCTAAATCTAAGGTTTCCTGCTCCAGAAGTTCTTGGAGCCATATTTGTTCTAAATGTTTTTACGATACTTTTTATTGCATTTGATTCTGCAGCAGACTTTGGCATCATTCTAAAATCAAACTGAAATGTTCTTCTATCAATAGTCTCAAAAACCATTTCCATTCTATTATTTGCAACCTCACCGCCTTGTATTTCTTGAATTGCTACGGCAGCGGCTGCCTCTGCACCTAAGTTATCTGCAAATCCTTTAAGGTAATTTTTCGCAGCATCCATTGCTGATGCTTCACCAGTAAGGCCTTGATATGCAGCAAGAGTGTTACCTAGAGCAACTTCACTATACTTTGCAGAGGTATTGTTTGCAATTTGAGCAGGCATATACAAAGCGATAAAATCTTTAGGAGATTCGGAAACAGGCCTTGCAATAGTAGTATTATTACTTTCTGGCCCTCCTGCTCCTTCTGGGAAATCAACTTTTAGTCCATCTCCAGTATTTGTAAATACTTTAAAGAGAACATAGTGTCTAGACAAGGGCCCACCCAAGTCTGAAGGAAATTGAGTATATCCTGTCCCTCCACCTTGTGATAGTAACTTTCCTCTTGTTGTCATCTAAATAATCCTATAAACATGTTTGTGAAAGTATTTATATAGACAAATGGCATACAGCGGCAGATATAATCCAACTAACCCTAGAAAATACAGAGGTGATCCCGATAAGATCATATATCGTTCTCTTTGGGAGCGTAGGTTTATGGTTTATTGTGATAATACTGATGAAGTTTTAGAGTGGGGGAGTGAAGAAATTATTATACCTTATATTTCTCCATTAGATGGAAGAATGCATCGTTATTTTCCAGATTTTTACACAAAAGTTCGTCAAAGAGATGGAACAATAAAAAAGTTATTGATTGAGGTTAAACCAAAAGCACAGTGTGGCCCACCAAAGATACCAAAAAGAAAAACAAAGAGATTTGTAAATGAGGTTAGAACTTGGGGGGTAAACAAGGCAAAATGGGAGTCTGCAATAGAGTTCTGTAAAGATAGGGGTATGGAATTCATGATACTGACTGAAGATCATCTTGGTTAAACTGTATAAATACTAGCATGACAAACAGATATTTTGATAAGTTAGAGCAGGCAACAGGCGGTAGAGAGAAGTCTATTCGTTGGTTTCGTGATAAGATTAGAGATTTTGGAACACCACCACCTTTGCAACTGGTTAATGAAGGAGAAGTTCGTCCATACCCATATTGGGGTAGGATGAATTTCTTTTTGTATGATGCAAAATATAAAGATAAACTTCCTTATTGGGATAGGTTTCCACTAGTCTTACCACTAGAAGAAACAAACAATGGCTTTATTGGATTAAATTTTCATTACCTATCTATACCTATGAGATTAAAACTATTAAACATAATCACAGATTTCGCTACAGACAGAAGGTTTGATGAGGATACTAGAATTAATACTACATATAGGCAATTAAAAAGACACCCAATAGTCAAACCAACAATTAAGAGATATCTAAACAGTAAACTTGATTCACCATTCCGTAGAATAAATGTGGATGAAATGATGATGGCAGTGTTATTGCCAATACAACAATTTCAAAAACAAAGTGAAACAAAAGTTTACTCTGATTCTAGAAGGATGATGGCAAGAAGATGAGTTTTTTTACTAGTGGAACTTCAGGCAATTTCTTTTCAAGTATATCAAGTAAAGGAATAGTTCGTCCTAATAGATTTGAAATCTCTATTACTTCTGCTGCTGGAGGAGATAATAGACTTGTAGCACTAAGGTGTGAAAGTTGTGAAATTCCAGGCAGAAACATGAGAACTGAAGCAAACGAAAATGTTTATGGGCCTTCATACGAAATTGCTCATGGACTTACACTGTCTGGCGAAATCCAAATGGTATTTTTGTTAGACAGCGCTTATGAAATACAACAATATTTTGATGAATGGCAAAAAAAGATTTATAATGAAAACAGTTATGATATGAATTATTATACTGAATATGTGGGGGATATGACAATTAAACAATTAGATGCAACAGATAATGTAATCTTTTCATGTAGAGTTTATGAAGCTTATCCCAAAACTGTAAACGCTATTTCGTTAGACCAAAACAGTAGAAATGAACTAACAAGACTTACTGTTACAATGGCCTATAGAGATTGGAAACCAGACCAATATGGGTCTTTAAATGATGCTATATAATAGGAGAAAATATAATGGCACTACCTTCGCTACAAAGTGCAAAGTATGAATTGACTTTGCCTTCAACTGGTGAAAAAGTTGAATATAGACCTTTTCTTGTAAAAGAAGAAAAGAAATTGTTAATTGCACAGCAAGACAATAAACCAGAAACCATTCTAAAGGCGGTTGAAGATATTGTTGATGCTTGCACATTTGGAAAGTTGAATGCAAAATCTCTTCCCATTTTTGATTTGGAATACGTCTTCGTAAATCTAAGAGCCAAGTCAATCGGTGAAACTTCTAAAGTAAGTGTTCTGTGTCCAGACGATAAAAAAACAAGAGTTGAAATCGAAATTGATTTAACAAAAGTTGTTTGTGAAAATACTGAAGGACATAGTAATAAAATTGAACTAACAGATGATGTTGGTATTGTTATGAACTATCCAAAGACTTCCACTATGGATGGAGTAGACACAACTGACCAAGAATCTGCATTTAAGATTATTCGCAATTGTGTTGGACAAGTTTATGACGCAGAAAATGTTTACGAAAAGAATGATATGGATGTGAAAGAACTAGATGAGTTTCTAGATTCTCTAACACATGCACAATTTGAGAAAGTTCAAAAGTTTTTTGAAACCTCTCCAAAGGTTAGATATAGAACTAAAGTGAAAAATCCAGTGACAGGAGTTGAAAGTGATCATGTGATTGAAGGCCTAAACAATTTTTTTTAGTGGCCCTCTCTCACAATAGTTTGGAAAACTATTTCAAACTTAATTTTTCGTTAATGCAACATCACAAGTATTCCTTAACTGAAATTGAGAGTATGATGCCATGGGAGAGGGAGGTTTATGTTGGATTGTTGTTACAACATTTAGAAGATGAAAAGTTGAAACAACAACAAAGAAAAGCAAACAGAAAGGCTGGTGGAAGACGGTCTTACTAAGGAGAAGAACGTGGCAGACGAGAAGAAAACAATTACCGTTGATGAGGCGGTTGCAAAAAAGGATACTAATGGTGATGGGCATCTCTCAATTGAAGAGATGGAGATGGATTTGGAATTTAAAAGAAAAGCACTTGAAGATGCAGATGCCCGTAGAGATGCGATGCGTCAAATGGCATGGTTCGCCCTCTGGGGTATGTTACTATATCCATTTGCAGTAGTAATTGCAAATTTGGTTGGATTGGATCAAGCATCAAAGATTTTAGGCGACATGGCTGCAACATATTTTGTTTCAGTTGCCGCAATTGTTGCTGCATTCTTTGCTGGTAATGCATATTCAGATAAAAAGAAGTAAGGTAAATTAAATGGCCAACGATGAAAGAGAATTTTCCAAAGCAGTAAAAGACTTTAAAGATTCGAATAAGAGTCTTAAAAAGACAATGCGTGAGCAAAGTCTTGTCTCTAGCAGTATTGCAAAAGAAGTTGGGACTGTAATCAAAGAAGACATAACTCAATTTGGTAAAGACGTTAAAGACTTTGCTGGTGATATTGCTGGTGCTGTGCCAGGACTTAGGTCTGTTGCTGGGATTGCTGGTGCTGTAGGAAAAGGTATATTTGGAGACATTGCTCTTGGTAGACAAGAGAAAATTCTCGCAAATCAACTTGGCCTTACTCAAGAAGAAGTTAAGTTAAGAAGAGAGCAAAAAGAACTACTTGATGCTCAAAAAGCACAACAAGAACAACTTCAGAAGGCTGCCGAACAACTTGGAATGTCTACCAATCAGTATCTTGCTGCATATGGTAATGAAAAAGAAAAGGCACAGGCAAGTCTTGATCTAATTAAAGAACAGAAACAACTTTTAGAAACTCAAAAAGAACTTGCAGAAACTTCTGGAGATAATGAAGCTCTTGCTGCAATTGAGGCTCAATTGACGGCAAATTCAGAGGAAGAAAAAGTTGCCTCTCAATCTCTTTTAAACGCATTAATGAACCCGCCTGAAGATGAAGATCAATCTGCGGCAAGACAAAAAGAAGAATCAAATGAGAGAAAAAGAGAGAGTGAAGAAAGTCAAAATATTCTACAAGGAATTGTTAAGGGTATTGGTGATCTAAACAAATCCTTTATGGAAGGACTTGCTGGACTCGCAGATAAAGGTGGGTTTGGACTAGGTGTTATTGCAGCAGTTATTGCTGCACCAGTTGTTGCTCTAGTATCCTTCTTCAAACAACTTGCAGTAGAATTCAAATTCATAAAAGACTTAGCAAGTGGTGGTAAATTGGCAAAAATATTTGCACCACTAAAACGAGTTATTGATTTCTTCAAAATTCTAGGTTCAGAAACAAAAGCATTTCTAAACTTCAAATTTCCAAAAGTAATGAATTTTACTCCTATTAGACTTTTTGTTGAAGGTATAGGAAAATATTTCAAAATTTTAGGTGACATTGCAAAAGGAGCAGGCAATATATTAAAGTCTGCTATTGGGCCAATCACTAAAGGAATAACTTATGTTAAAGATTTATTCTCTAAAGTATTTGCTCCTATATCCAGAGTTATGGATGGTATTGGAAAGACAGCAGCAGGAGCTGGAAGAATGGCAAAATTTGCATCCAGTTTCTTACAAGGACTACAACCAATTCTAGGATTCGCTGCTGGTTTTGGTAGAATACTAGGTAAAGTATTCGCTCCCATAACAATCATTGTGGGTATATTTGATTTCTTTAGTGCTGCAACTGAAGAGTATCAAGACAGTGGTAGTATTATGAATGCACTCACTGCCGGTATTGGTGGTGCAATTGGTGGGTTCTTTGGTATGTTGTTAGACCTTCCTAAGTCTATTATCAGTTGGTTGTTTGAAGCATTTTTAGGTGAAGGTAACATTATATCCACTGCACTAGACTCATTCTCATTCACTGATGTTATTGCTAATATTGTAGACTACGGTCTTAGAATAATGCTTGCTCCTATTACATTCGTTAAAAATCTTATAGGTAATCTGTTTGGTGGAGTAATGGATGTCTTTGGTGGGTTCTTTGATATTCTCTATGGTATCTTTACACTAGACTTTGGAATGATATGGGAGGGTGTCACTGGAATGCTTGGAGGCATTTGGGACATTGTTATGTCACCATTTACCTCTATGTTCGAAACCATTGGTGAAATCTTCGACTTTGATTGGTGGGGTATTGTTAAGTCAATCCCTGGCGTTGGATGGTTGATTGATTGGTGGGGCGGCGATGAAGAAACAGAAGAGTCCAATAAAGAAGCAATGGACATGCAAGGAGAGGCCGCTGATCGAGCAACCGAAAAGAGAGAACTAACACAACGTGCTGCTGAACAGGATAACATATACATCAATGGACAAAAGGCCAATGAAGAACAAAAACAGGCCGCAGTCCAAAAGGCAATGGATGAAGAGAATCAAGCATATGCCGACTATGCTGAAGCAGTAGCCAAATATGAAGAATCCATCATGTCCAACACCCTACCAGAATATTTGGGTGATGTTGGTGCTATGGCATCAGAAGGAATTAGTAACATTATGGGTGGTATTTCTGATTGGTGGAGTGGTTCTGACGATGATGAAATTGCTAAATTAGAAGAAGAAAAACAAAAGGCACTAGCAGAACAGAATCAACAAAATCAGGCGATGTGGGACTTCATGTCTCCAGAAGAGCGTGAACAAAAAATGGCAGCAATTGAAGCAGAATATGATGCGATGATTGCTGCAGAAGAAGACAAAGGAAAAGGTGCTTTGTCTGGTATTACTAGTTTCTTCTCTACTGCTGGTGGTCTACTTCCTTCAGAAGAAGAAATTGCTGCTATGTCTGAAGAAGAAAAAGCGGCATATCAAGAGTCACTAGAAGCGATGCAAAACCCACTAGGCGGCCTTGTAGAAAGTGCCACTGGATGGTTATCTAGTTGGTGGAGTGGTGATGAGAAACCAGAAGAAACTGCCTCAGAACAACTGGAAACCGTAAGTGATGAGAGTGAACAAGAAGAGGGTAGTTGGTGGAGTGGTTTCTTAGGAAAGGCCAAAGATGTTCTTACCATTGATCCAGATGAAGCAAAACAGATTGCAGATTACTTAGGACTAGAGATTCCAGATGTTCCTGAAACAGCACCAAGGACGGCTGCACTAAATGAATACGCATCAGAAAGTGCTGATGATATGCAACAACCGGCTCCAATTATTGTAGATAATTCTGTAAGAAGTAACAATACTTCAAATAACGCACCATTGCCTATGCCGAAACATAGTGCAAATCCAGATGCACAAGCAGTTCGACTTACTCATGCAATGATTTAGTGATCGTAGATGTTGGGCCCGTCTTTAACATAGACAGGTTTGCAGTATGCGGTGATTCTATCTTTGGGTGGAACTAGTGATTTGTAACTGTAATTACCATACTGCTTAGGAATCTTCTCTGCATAGTATAGACAGGTATTGATACTTCTGAATATCATAGGATTGGGTTGTTCTCTTCTATCTTCACCCACACCCAAAATAACAACTAGCATGAATGCGTGTATCATAACTCACCTAGTTCTTTTCTAAACTTCCATTGTGCATCTGCAATTCGTAGTTTTATACTACGAACAAGTTTTTCTGCTTCTGTTTCTGGTATGTGTGGTGGATTATGTATTTTATCATCCATCCACGCTACATAAAATAACATACCAATTAAATATGTTGTAATAACAATCAATGCGATTAACATTAGTAACCTCTATTTGCTTTATACTCTATTAACCACCAAGCACCACCAATAAGAATTCCAGCACAAAGGGCAACCAACAACACGATAGCAATACCTTCAAAAAGTTTTCTCTGTCTTTCTTGTTGGTCATATATTGCTTGCTGCCTCTTCTTACGAATATCTGCTTCCATGCGTAGAAGTTCATCCCATGCACCAGGCCCTCGTGTCCAAGAAATCAATTTCTTGAGTTCATCACGCATATCCTCTGCCTTCTTCTTCGCCATGAAAGCGGCCATGGCTTCTTCTTCGACTGAACCAGCGTTAAATATTTTTTTGAATAGGGGTGGTTTCTTAGCGTATTCTTCTGCCTTCTTGAGGTCAGACATAGCGCCCATCCATCGTCCAAGATCAGAACCCATAGATTCTACATCACGGCCGACTTCAAAACCTTTTTTGATAAGATTAAATGCACTCGTGGCAGTTGCCAGAGCGGTAATTGGATCTATCATTTGTATTTCCTTGTTGTGTTACAAATGATAAGGAATAGTATTGTTTTCTTCTCAACTCACAATACTATTTATAAGGAAGGTTTAATCGGTGATATTAAATT